TAGGAATATATGAATTTTCATGGACCTCTGAGATAGCTAAGATGTTTTCTCAAGTCTTGATATATATCTCTTGGATTACTGTAGGAGCCTATAATGACTTCTGCAAATTCAAGGATGCACTGATTGATTGTTACAATCTCTATATGGAAAGTAGAGAAATCGATGATCCTGAAACCCAAGGTATCTTTGGTCGATTCTGGGATCTCGTCTCCTACCATTTGAGTTTGGATGATGATCAATTAGAGTTGGTTCAGGCTGCTGGTACGATATGGTTCTATGCTATTTCCCTGTATATTTGGTATTGGTTATACAAGAATTACTTTTGGTATATATCTTGGCCATTCAGATATATGTGGTGGAAGGTTACAGCTTCGAGGCCCAAGTTGGCTTTGGCTGAGCCTACAAATCTTGAATTGATGGAAGTGAATGGAGTTTATAAGGTTATAGACACAACTTCTTCTAGAGAAATTGGTATTGTCAAAGAGATGGCGGTTACGCCACATATGGCAACTCCATGCAACAAGATTAAGTTTCTCGTGAACTTCTACAGCGACACCTACCAGTTGGTTGGGCGTGGGTGGCGTTCAGGGCAATATGTTTACACTGCGTTACACGTGGTATCTAATTCGACTTATGTGGCAAATCCATATAACGTGAAAGTCTATATAGATGTTTCACGCGGCGAATTAGAGGTTGATGAATCCAATGATTCAGCTCGCATTCGGTTTGATGACGCTATGTTTGCGGCTTTGCAAATAAAGTCAGCTACAGTATGTAGAGCAAAGACAGCCTCCAGGATTACCATTCCGTATGTTGTTACTGATGGGTTGAGACCCACAACATATACGTCGAGTGGCCAGATAGAGGCTGCACGTAGTGATGAACACCACAGGTACGGCATGTTACATACAGCTAACACTTTCCCAGGGCTTTCTGGTAGCCCGATCCTCTTTGGTTCAAGGGTTGTTGGCATGCATGTAGCGGCTGATCCTAAAGCAAAACTGAATATTGGAGTTGATCTGTACAATTCTATAATCCGACATGATGATGAAACTATTTCATCCGTGGAGAATGATTTATATCCACGTGAGTCTCGTTTTACTAATAGGAAGCGAGCTGACTCTTATGAAGAACCCAAGTTCAAAGGTAAAGCCTGGGCGGATTGTGAATCAGATGACGAGTACGACGCTTTCTGTTGGAACGAGTCTGAGGATTTTCCGCCGAGCCCGACGCAAGCACGGGCTGGGGCTTCCAAGACTTGCCGCGAAGTAGAATGTACATCAACTCCTATGACTGCATCAGGGATCAATACCTCGAAACCTTCAAGTTTGAAGGAGTTGAGGCAGAAGAAAGCGCTGACTGTGACGAAAAGCTCATCAGACTCGGTACTATCGAGCTTGACAGAGCAGCGTACAGCAGAAATGCCAAACTCTTCCCAGTTGCTGACGAAGTCATTAAGCGATTCCCAGAAGTCGGAGATATCTCATATCCCCCCGTCCAGTACGACCATGGTAGAATCGTCAAATCCCTCAGTTTTGCCCGTGGGCAGAAAACCACACCCCGCCCAGGCGGAGAAAGGGGCCAAGAAGCGAATGAATAGACGGCAAAGGCGTCGAAGGAACCGGAATTCCTTGAAGACACCTACCACCTCTTCTCAGACGTCAACAGAGAAACTTGGCGCGAGTCTTTCGAACGAGCAGTTAGAGATGCTATTTCGCAAGTTCCTCGAAAATCGTCTCCAGGGTGCTTCGTCAGCTCCCTTGGAACCACCAACAAGCAAGTGCTAGACGATAATCGCGAGATTATCGTGCAGGCGGCAACCGACCGGTTGATGCTTCTTTTCTCGGATCAAGAATTTCCGGATGATCCATGGGAGAGAGTGTGTTCTGGTTGGTTTGATCCTGTAATGCCTTTCGAAAAGTTTGAAGGGCATCCCTCTAGAAAAGCTGCTCTAGGGAGATACCGTATAGTTACGTGTCTTTCCCTAGTTGATCAGTTAGTCGAAAGGGTTTTATACAATGATTTTGTTGCGAGTGTTAAAGAAGATTTTCCTAACTCCGGGGTTGTTATTGGCATAGGGTTTACTGACATGCAAAGTAAAATGTTTGCTGAAAGGGTAGCTAAAGATGGTCTCGATTCTACTGATATTAGTGGAATGGATCGATCTCTTGACGCAAGTTATCCTAGAGCCTGTCTTTCGAGACGGTGTTCCAGCTTAAAAGGCCGTTTCGATTCATATAAACGAGCGATGTGGAGACAGAACGAGTGTACTCTCGATCCAGTCTTCGTTGTTCTCGATTATGGCCCTGCAGTTTTGTATGTTGGTGAGAAGGCTAAAGGCATGCTTTCTGGTAGGTTTGTGACCACGTATTTCAATTCTGATATGCGATGTGACATGGCTTATCTAGCTGGAGCTGAAGAAGTTCGAGCATGTGGTGATGACTGTCTCGAGTTCCATGTGGATGGAGCTAACCTCGTAGACAGTTATGCCGAGTTAGGTTTCAAACTCAGAGACCCCGTACGTTTAGACAAACGACACATAGAGTTTTGTTCTCATTCGTACGATGCGGACCGAGATTGGAAAAGTAGCCTGACTTCTTGGCCTAAAGCCTTACATCGGTTGTGTACTAGGAAGATTAACGATGTTCACGTTGAAGCTTTCCTCTATGAGGTTAGACATAACGAGAATTTTGCTGATCTTCATGACATAGTGCGCACTCCTGGTGTTCTGCACTTCGCCTAGGCGGTGTGTAAAATATGCAAATAATATTGTACAATAGTGTTTTATAAAATTAAGTCTAGAATTTCCAGATGGCGAAAACCAAAACCAGACAGCGGCGAAGAGCCCAACAAAAGTCTTTCGTATACAGAGGGTCCACAACCTCTCCACAAACGTTTATTGATAATGTCGTTGGCA